TGCTATCGGATTATGGGTTCGTGATACTGCATTAAGATTACGAACTGAGGGAATTGAATTAACAAAAAAGACTCTCAATAGAATGCAAGATATTGATGGTCTTTACACACCCGATGAAAAGAAGAATGATTCTTGGGATTGGGAAGTAAACAAGAAAAAAGAGTCCTTAGAGTGGCTCTTATAAGTGAGGTAAAAAATGGCAGATAGAACATTATTCGGAAGATTGAGAAGATTATTCTCTACAAATGTTATTGTTAGAAATGTCGGTGGACGAAAACTAAAGATAGCAGATACCGAACAATTACAATCAGCAACCAAATCACATTTAGTTGATAGGTATTCAAAACTACATAGTGGTTTAGATATGGTGAATAGTGGATATTCCACATTCGCACAATTACAAGCGGCTCGTATGGGTTTGTTTAAAGATTATGAAAGTATGGAAAGTGATAGTATTATTGCATCCGCACTTGATATATATGCAGATGAATCAACAATGAAAAATCCATATGGACAAGTATTAGAGATTCAAAGTGATAATGATAATATTAAATCTATTTTACATAATTTATTTTATGATATTATGAACATTGAATTTAATTTATGGCCATGGACTAGAAATTTAGCTAAGTATGGTGATTTCTTTTTATTCTTAGATGTAAAAGATAAGTATGGTGTAACTAATGTAGTTCCATTATCACCATATGAATTGGTTCGTTCTGAGGGAGAAGACCCTGAAAATCCATATTATGTAAAATTTTATTTGGAATCAACGGAAACTGCACATCCTTATTTCGCAAGACCTACTCAGAGTACTAAAATAGAATTTGAGAACTTCCAAATTGCTCACTTCAGATTGGCAAGTGATAGTAATCTTTTACCTTATGGTAAATCTATTTTAGAAAGTGGTAGAAAGGTTTGGAAACAATTAACTCTTATGGAAGATGCTATGTTGATACATAGAATCATGAGAGCACCAGAAAAAAGAATCTTCAAAGTGGATATTGGAAATATACCACCAAACGAAGTTGACAATTATATGCAAAGAATTATCAACAAGATGAAGAAAACACCATTTATTGATGATGCGACTGGTGATTATAATTTGAAGTTCAACATACAGAACTTAACAGAGGACTTCTTTATGCCAGTTCGTGGTGGAGATAGTGGTACAAATATAGAATCACTACCTGGTATGCAATATGAAACTACTGATGATATTGAGTATCTTAAAAACAGATTACTTGCGGCACTTCATGTACCAAAAGCTTTCTTAGGATATGAAGAATCACTTGGTAGTAAAGCCACATTAGCGGCAGAAGATGTAAGATTTGCTAGAACTATTGAAAGAGTTCAAAGAATTCTTGTTAGTGAGTTAACTAAGATTGCGGTTGTTCATTTATATTCTCAAGGATATACAGATGCTGAGTTGGTAAACTTTGAATTGAGTTTAACAAGTCCATCTACAATTTATGAACAAGAGAAAATAGAATTGTGGAGTAATAAAATCAATCTTGCTCGTGATATGAAAGATAATCAAATGATGAGTACAGAGTGGATTTACAAACACATATTTAATTTCTCTGATGACCAAATCAAGGAAATGGATAAAGAGTTGGTAGAAGACCAAAAACAGAAATTTAGATTTGAACAAATATCTGTTGAGGGTAATGACCCACAGGCATCAGGTGAATCAGTTGGAACACCAAGTGATATGGCCTCTGCTGCTACTGAAGAGGGTGGTGGTGAAGATGATGATGTAGCTGGTTCAATCTTTGACCAAGATGAGGGTGGAGCACCTGAGGGTGGATTTGAGGGTGCTGGAAGACCTAAAGAAGTAAGTAAATATAGTAAAGATGGTAGTGCGAGAGGAAGAGACCCACTCGGAAGACCTAAAATACCTATTGCATTAGCTCATTATGATAGTTTGAAGAAATCTTTTGGAAGTAAGGCCAAAGAAATCTTAGAAGAAACTATTAAGGCAGAAGAAATTAATGAAGAATATAAAGATTTTAAGGAAGATAAATAACGATTTCTTGAAAGTTTTATATTTATATATGGTACGAATATAAGAAAAATTGGAGTGTTTGATGTCAAGCCAAAAAAAACATAATAAAATTAAAAATACAGGTATATTGTTTGAATTATTAACGAGACAAATCACTGTCGATGTGATGAATGATTCAAAAAACTCACCTGCGATTAAAATACTTAAAGAATTTTTTAATGAAAAAACAACATTAGGTCGTGAAAAAGAACTTTATTCAATTTTATCGGAAAAGAAGTATAAAAATTTAAATCAGGCTGAAATTTTACTTGAAGCCGTGATAAAAAATCGTAGAAAGTTATCAAATCGTAAATTAAAAAACGAAAAATATAACTTAATCAAAAGAATTAAAGAAAATTACAATGTAAATGATTTTTTCAATTCAAGAATCTCAAACTATAAAGTTTTAGCTTCAATTTACAATGTATTCGAATTAGAATCAGCAAAAGATGTAATCGGTCCTATTGAAGAAACTGATAGTAAGATTAGTATCATCGAAAATATCGTTGGTTCTGAAATAAAATCAAATAAAAAATCACAAGATTTAGTTGAATCGTACCAATCTCAAGAACAAGATGTAAGATTACTTACATATCAATTGTTAGTAGATAAATTCAACAAAAAATACAGCAATCTAAATGAATCTCAAAAAAATCTGTTAAGAGAGTACATCAACAATCTATCAAACACTAACTCTTTGAGAGAATTCATAGATACTGAGGTTATCAAAGTACAAAAGGCACTTAAATCCCATCTAACAAAAGTAGATGATAAAATAACAAAGATAAAATTAACTGAAGCAATCAATCATACTGATTCTGCAGTTGGTGGTAAACTTGTTAAGGATTCTCATGTTGTTTCGTTGATGAGGTATTATGAATTGGTTAAGGAGTTAGATAATGTCCACAAAGATAAGTAAACAAAGATTTAAAGAAATCTTAAAAAATCTCATTCGTAAAGAAATCGAAGAAGCATCAACGACTGTAACTGCAGGTGGTGGAGAAGGTCAAGGTATACATTACGATACACCAAAAGCTTTCTCTACTGGTTCAGGTCATCCAACAGATGGTGAAGTTGGTGGGTATGAAAAAGTAAATGAAGCTAAATGGGCAGTTACTATTGATTTAGGTATCAAAGTAGGTGATGGTAAAGTTATTGTAGATGCTGGTTCAAAAGGAGCGGCTATCACGATGGTTGCTAAAAGATTGAAACAAGGTAGAAACGGAATTAAAAGTGTTTCTCGTGTACAACCAGCATTTGGTAAACAAGTAGATAAGAAGATTGAAAATGTAACTGAGGGTAAAAGTAAATATCATACTTGGAAAGAGGATAAAACTTTGACACCAAAACAAAAAATTGGTAGAGCCATCAGAGAAGTTAGAAGTTCTTTGAGTGATTTAAGTAAAACAATAGATAGAAGTGTTAAATTAAAAACTGAAATGGAAGTTAACTCTTCTGATTATTGGAAAACAACACATAAAGCATTATCTAAAATATCAGAACGATTAGTTAAAATGGCTAATAAAGTAGGGAAACTACAATGAACGATAAATATCTAAAAGAATCTATTGATATCTTGAACAGAAAATTTGGTGAACCATTACCAACACTTGAAGATACTACAAGAGCACATTCATTAAAGAAAGAGGGTGGACCAGGTAGTGGTAGACCAGCCAAACCAGGTAGTGCAAAAGATATTGATAACAGAATGAGTAAGGCAGCAGATGATGCAAACGCTAGATTAGATGCGGCTGAAAAAGAATTAAAGAAAAAGAAAATGAAAAAGGAAGATTCTTTAATGGAGAATCCAATTGTAGCGGCGACTGTAATGCAAATGTCAAAAATGAAAATGCAGAATCCAAAAACAGGTAAAAAGATAAGTGCTGTTACACCTTTGAAAAATAAAGAACATCCTTTACACAAGAAATCTAAAAGTATGTTCCAAAGAATTAAAGATAAACTTTCAACAAAAAAGAAACCTGCACCAAAGAAACAATCCAAGGCAGATGTAGATTTTTATAAAAAACAATTCACAGGTGAAGTTAAAGAGGGACCAGATGATGTAAGATTCGCAAGAAGAGCGATGAGTAAGATTGCAAAAGATGAGGCAAAGTTAAGAAAATCAATGTTTGAATTAGAACAAGCATTTTTAAGAGACCCAAGACCTGAGAATCAAAAGTTAGCAAAAGAAATCAAAAAGAAATATAAGAGTAATGTAACTGCATTCATGAGAGATTCAGTTCAAATGATTAAGAGGATGAAATAATGAAAAATTTAATCGTAGATTATATTCCATTTGAAGTATCACCACAACAAATAAATGAATCATTAAAAGAAAATGATGGAAAGTTAGTTGTTAAAGGTGTATTACAAAGAGCAGATGCGAAAAATCAAAACGGAAGAGTATATCCAAAAGATATTTTGATGAGAGAGGCAGATAAATATAATGATGGATTTATCAAACAAAAAAGAGCGTTGGGTGAATTAGACCATCCTGATAGTTCTGTAGTTAACTTACAAAATGTATCACACAATGTAACAGAAATGCATTTCGAGGGTGATAATTTATTAGGGACTGTAGAAATCTTAACTACACCAAGTGGTAATATCTTAAGAGAATTATTTAAAAATGGTATCAAATTAGGTATCAGTTCAAGAGGGTTAGGTTCAGTAGAGGCAGTTAACGAAGATAACGGAAATCCTGTAATGAAAGTTGGAAAGGATTTTGAATTAATTGCATTTGATTTTGTAAGTAATCCATCTACACATGGTGCTTTCATGCATCCACTAAGTGAGGGTGTTGATAAAACACAACAAGGTAGAACTTGTGGTACATATTGTAAAGCAGAAGATATGATTAACAAGATTATAAGAGGAGAGTAATATGCCAGGTTTAGAAGATAAACAATTACCAACCATACCTAAAGTTAATGATAGTTTAGGTGGACCTGATGGTTTAGAAAACACACCAATACCACCAAATGGTCAAATAGTATCACCAACATTTACAGAATTAGCAGATGGTGCTGATGCCGTAACACCACAACCAGGTAAGGTTGGATTAGAAGAGTTTGGTATACCTACTAATGGTACAATCAACACTACATCATTTAGTAGTGATGGTTTAGCGGGTGACTAATGCCATCCAAATCTAAAGCTCAACAAAGATTTATGGGACTCGTACACGCCTTTAATAAAGGTGATGTAAAGGGTTCTGAAGTATCTAAGAAAGTAAAGGATGTTGCAAAGGGTATGAAGAAATC